TCGTCCAAACGATCATCTATGTGGTCAACTTTTTCTTCAATACGGCGAAGAACTTTATAGTTCTCACCGTGTTCTTTAGTATTACGAGCGTCATATCTTTTTAAAGCCAACATTAAAGGACCACCAATAAGTGCGACGACAATGGGGGTGATCCAATACATGTCAGATCCAACGAGTCCCAACGGGTTCGGCTTTAATGCCAGCAGCAGTGGCTTGCCTCATCTGTTCATCTTGACGCTGTTTGATGGTCGGGCCATGAAAGTCCTCTTTACCATGTGCAAATCCTAGACGGATGCCTTTTATGTGGCATGCGAAACATACCGCACCTCTACGCGGAAGTACGTCAAAGGAGAACAATTTTGAACACTCTGTGCAGTTAATAGATCCCATCACATTAAGAATGTTTCGTTACCTGTTGTTTCTAGTGTTATATGCGCCGATAGGTATCGTTCCTGTACCATGATCTTCACTCATAACAAATCGTTCAAACCAATGCAAACTATATTTAGGTATAGGGGCTTCGGCGCGATATTCGGGCAACCACACATATTTCAACATTTGATATGTGATAGCCAAGGACATTACACGGTCGTCATGGGGTGAACCATGCATTTTACCATTGGGGTCACGGACGAATGTTCTTAATTCTGCAATAGTGCGGCTATCAAACAAACCAAGCTCAGAGTCACGGATAGAAGCAGAAAGTTCGTCAATAGCCAAAGGTTTTGTGGCTGTCGTAGTACGCCAACCCAACTGTTCAGTCGCCTCAGGGCGACGTTGCTGTAATCTGCGAGTGCGGTAAATATTTTTGTAACCATATCGTTGTAAAGCTTTCAGAGTAGTTAGACCGTGGTTGTTATTTTCTACACCCACAAGAGCGCCGTTATACCACCAGCCTATTTCGGCAAGTAGATCACCAAAAAGGTCAGGTTCAATATGGCCATGCCAGTGTCCTACAACTTCTAACGATCTAGCCTCAATAATATGTGCGGTAGAATAGTCGCCGTGAACAAGACCTTCGGCAACGTCAGCACCGACAACATACACACCTTCAGGTTTGGGGTATTCCCAAATAGCGAACTCTCCTTCAGGAACTATTCTGAAGTCACAGTTCTTTTTAGAAATAGTATGCAAATATCCGCGGGCAGGTTCAATAGTTTCTAATGAATCCAGTAAATCAATATCAAAGACAGGGTTACCTGACTTAATGAACGCTTCTTCGGGTGTGCGAGGGTATTCCTGGTGCAATTGCCAACCAGGCATAGTTCTACATTTAGATTCATACCATTCTTCGTCACGGTCGCCAGCAGACCAAGGCCAAAAGATGCCTTTGAAAAGGTTTGCTCCCGTCTGTGAGCCAGTCCAAAGATGATGAAAGAAGTTACCTGACCCGTTAGCCGTACTCAAACAAATAACACGACCACCAACGTCAGCAATCGGCTCAATAGAAGCCCACGCTTCTTCCGAGTTAGGTAAGAACGCCATCTCGTCAACAATAACAAGATACACAGATTCACCACGAGCAGGATCATTACCCGATGGTAATGATTCAATCGCAGACTCATTAGAAAAAGTCATCTTTAACTGGTTATCAGATGTGATCTGAGGACCACGTTCTTTCATCCACTGAGGGACAAACTTAAAGCCATACTTAGACTTCTGTAGCAACTTGGCGGCTTCTCGTTCAGTACGAGACAACATGACCACAAAACGGTCCTGCCAAAAGAATGTCAACCAAAACGCGTAAGCAGCACCAAGAGTAGAAAACCCGATCTGACGTGCTTTTAAAACCACACTGTAACGGTTAGACAACCATGCTCGGATAGTTTCAATCTGGGCTTCACGCATTTCAAAAGGGATACGTCCTCGCTCAGGATGTTTGATATACCAATAGTTGGTACAGAAGTGCTCAAATGCGTCCACGAGGTCGTCAATACTGGCGTCCTGAGGTCCTTTACATTTACGCCACTCACGTTCGTTGAGTAGTTCATTCAGATCCATTGTTCCTCATCTTAAGAGGCTCATCATCCAATTCGCCACAGGCGGGACATTGCCACTTACAAGCCAGTGGTGGATACTCTTCACCACAAACAAGACATTCAACGTATTCGGTCATACCACACGAAGTTTGCGAGATTCTTTTTCCTGCGTAGCAACAGCAGCAATTAGATCTTCAAGTTCCTTGTCTGACAACTGACCGATATTTGTCTCAGATTTAACGGTAAGGGTTGGGGGAGCCATTCTGTTTGTAGCCTGCAAGTACAACTGGGCAGCCTTGATGTCGCCGCCCAATGCCTTTTCATACAGAGTGTCCAGCAGACGCTGAGAACGCTCAGGAGAACCCTGTACATCATCAACCTTGGACTGCCATTCTTTACGGAAAACGTCTTTCTTTTCCCAACGGCGAAGAGTAGTAATATTGACGCCAATAGATTGAGCGTACTTTTCTTTGGACGCAGGTGTCCTTTCAGAAGGTGGTGTACACAACCAACTGATATACGCTTCTTGGCGCGAATCCAAAACATTTTCTTCAAGTCCCATCAAAATACAGGCAACTTCGTTACCTGTTTAGGGATGTAACGGGTAACGCTTAGGTTAGGGGCCATCAAGTAATCCGTACCTACCGCAGGGGCGGGACGGATCTAGTGACCTAGAAACAAGTTGCGACGACAGGAGCTGATATGCCTAAGGTGGGAAACAAGACTTTTCCTTATACAGCGAAGGGTAAGGCTGCCGCTAAGAAGGCGGCCGCTAAGTCGGGGATGAAGGTGTCGGCTGGTAAAGCCGCACCCAAAAAGCGTTCTCAGACTCGTGTTAACAACATGGATTACTGAGTCATGGCATCCAGTAAAGATCCTCGTCTAGCACGAGCAGGAGTAGCAGGTTACAATAAACCAAAGCGTACTCCTGACCATCCTAAGAAGTCCCATATTGTCGTGGCTAAATCAGGGTCACAAGTTAAGACTATCCGCTTTGGTGAACAAGGTGCATCGACAGCAGGGAAACCTAAAGCAGGTGAATCTGACCGCATGAGCAAGAAACGTGCCTCCTTTAAGGCACGTCATGCTTCTAACATTGCTAGAGGACCAATGTCCGCGGCATATTGGGCTGACAAAGTAAAATGGTAAAAAAGAAAACCCCTAAAATACCACCCTTAGTAGAAATCTTTTGGGAAGATCACTACAGCATGGGAGACGATTGGCACGAACCAGGAGCCAAACACGAACCATGCGTACTATCAGCAGTAGGCTACCTTGTCGCTGAAGATGCCCAGTACTATTGGGTCACTTGTACGTACGAATTAGCTACAGGAAACTATAGTGCAGGGACAGCAGTTCTCAAGAACTGCGTCACCTACTTTAATGAGCATACTCCAGCCCGTAAAATACATTAAAACATATTCTTACCTGCGACGACAGAGTTAAAAGGCAACACAACTGGGCCTTTGTGACCATCGTCACCCTAACATATACAACTATCACGATTCGGCTACACCCCGAGAGACTCCTTTATATTGTAACTAGCGCGCCCCCCCATGCCCCCCCTTGACACGACAAAAACGCCCATATGCGCAAACAAGCCCGATGAGCCGTTCTGCGCCATATTTCCCGTCTCCACAATAGATAGGAACAGGGCGTTCCTGCCAACAGCAATCCTAGTTCTAGCGTGAGTTGTTGGTATCTAACCCATCAAATCAAATGTGACTTAATTAAGTCACTTAACCAAAGGAGAATACATTGCCCATTCAGGAACACGGCGTACCCGCCGAAATTAAAAGCAACATCAACTTCAAGCCATTGACATCGGCTCTAGAAAAAATTGGTAAGCAGAACATTGCTCTAGTCATTGACCTTTACCTCGTTTGGAAAAAGGAGAACAATCGGTTGAGCAAATTGAAAGTGACTAAGTACGGCAAGGTTGGTTACACCATCGGCAAGTTCATCGGTGAGTGGGTTGAGTCCATGCCTGATCTTGACATTCAGAAAAGTGCGAAGTCGTTAAAGAATCAGGTTGAGGCGATGAACCGTGTCGCTGTCGTTTACAAGCCTGCGACGATTACGAACTTTGCAATGCTTGCTCGCCTTGACGCAGATATCACTGCTAAGAAAAACAAGGGCAAGGCTGTTGTTAAGGAAGCACCGAGTGTTCGTTTCAATCGTGAGAAAAAGGAGAAGGCCGCTAGCGTGTTGCGCAAGGCTGGTTTCACTGATCGTGAAGTTGCTTCTTTGCTCGCCTTTGGTGCGCTTGGTAATAAGTGACTTAATTAAGTCAGAATTGTTGAAACGCCGTGAGGCGTATAGCAGAGTTCGCCTACTGCTACTGATGATACAGGCGCAACCGAAAGGAAATCATAATGAATATCAACCAAGAGGAACTCTACGATGTCGCAGGTTACCTGCTTCATCTTGAGTCTGTCGTTGCACAACAGCGGATAGATACCGCAAGTGTGATTGCAGGATTACAGCAGGCGAGAGACATTTTGTCTGTTGCTTTGACTAACAACCAGGCTCGTGCTCTTGAGCGTCGTGCAAAGTTGGCTGAGTTGCAAGCCAAGTATCCTGCTCGTCCTATTTTGTCGGTGGGTGAATGATGTATCCATACATTCTACTCGCTCTTGCATCGCTACTGTTCGTGGCGTGCGTCGGCTTTGCCTACGAGATGGGCAAGCGTGTCGGCACATACGAGACACAGCGTAATTATCGCCACCCGAATTGGCGTGTCAATCCACAACAAACAGAAAGCAGGAAATAAAATGGAAATCGTTTTCCAAATGGACAATGAAAAGCATTGCAGTCTTGATGAACTCGCAGAGTTTTCTCATGACATCTATATTGTGAACCGTGATGCACCTGAGGGTTTAGGTGGTGCGAGCGTTTCTTTGTATGTGCAAATGTTTGTTGATAGTTATGGCGAACCTCAATTTGGTTTGTTGCCTCAACTTCGTGAGATTATCGTTGTCAATTATGACGCAGATGATGACGAGGATTGCATTCCGAACACTTGGTTTGGTTCATGGGGTGGTGGTGACACATTCGTGTTGATGGGCAAGGCTGTCAATCTTGCATTAGATATATCTCGTGCTTATCTTAAGCATGATCGCAATATCTATGTGATCAACGAAAGTGGTACGACAGAGAGCACGATGTGTTCTGTGTATTCGTACATGGCAGAGCGAGGTTTCCCGTTCTGATTGTGACTTAAATAAGTCACATTTGCGTAGCCATGCGTGGCTTGTCGGTGTTCGCAACCCGACTACGCACTACCGAACACAATACCGTGTCGGTTACATAAAAGGAGAAAGCAATGCCTAATCAAATAGAAAACGAAATCCCCGACGATGACGAGGAGGAAATTGAACTGTGTCATTTCACTGGTGTTGTCTTGAACGACGACAATCATGGTTATGAGACAGTGACGTTCCGCCGTGACGCTGTTGTGGGCTGGGATAATGAAACCATGTCGTTCGGTTATCGTCACGATACTGAGGACATTCACTACACAACTGATGTCATTGAGGCTTTGGGTGTTGAGTTAGTTCACTACTGTGACGATTGCAACGAACACTTTCATTACGCCTTGTTCAACGAGGACACAGGGCGTTGCAGTAGTTGCGACGAGAACTACAGTGACTGTTATCGTTGCGGAACTGTAGTCCATTGCGACTACTCGTATCACGATGGTGACCCGTACTGTGAGGACTGCTGGTCGGAACACGATCAGAACCCCGACAATCAACGGCAGTCCACTATTCTGTCGTACTCAGCCAAACCTACTGCTGTATTCGGTTGGGTTGTTGAGTCGCAGTTGGTGCGTGGCTTGATGGTGCCTCGTGCGATTGTCAGCGAGCCGATGTTCGGACTTGAGGTGGAGACGAACGCCCGTGACCGTTCTCGTGTCACTGACGCAAGCGACTTCCTTATGAGTGAAGCACCCGACGAATACTTGTACAACAAGGAGGACGGTTCAATCTCAGGGTTTGAGATTGTGACACACCCGTTCACACTTGAGGCACACAAGATGTTGCTACCTCGTGAAGCGATCTCTGCTTTGTCGTCGCAATACTCACTGTCATCATGGTCATCGGTGAACGGTACAGGCGCAGGGCTTCATGTCCACATCAGTAAGAAGTCTTTTGCTGGTGCGTCACATCAGTACAAGTTTCAGATGTTCCACTATCGTAATGCGGATACCATCAAGAAGTTTGCTGGCCGTGACTCTGAGCGTTGGGCAACATTCCGTCGCACCACCGATCCGACTGACTACGGCTATGACAACATGGTTGAAATCTGTAAGGGCAATCGCACACAGAACAATCGTTACAGTGCGCTCAACTTTCAGAACCGCGACACCATTGAGTTGCGTTACTTCCGTGGTTCGCTCAAGCCTGAGACTATTCTCGGTGTTGTTGAGTTCTGCCATAGCGTTCACTCATACACCAAGTTGCTGACCGCTAAGGAAGTTGCTAACGGTCACCTCGCATGGGGTTCATATAAGATGTGGCTGTCTGAACAGTCATATGAGTTTCTTCCATCTGTCATGGCAACTCGTTGCGTGTGACCTATCCTTATCCCTACAACCAATCACAAACAATCACAAACAGAAAGGCACAATCATGTGTTTACTAATCCTAGCCAAGGGCGGTTCAACGCCTTCCAAGAAATCACTACGCCGAGCAGGCAAAGCCAACCCTGACGGTTTCGGCTTCGCCATTATCGGTAACAACAAAATCCATACTTACAAGTCAATGGATCTTGAGGACACCATCGGCAACTTCTACGACATGAGAGAGAGTTTCCCTAAGGGTCACGCAATCTTTCACTTGCGTATCACCACTCACGGTGTTACCAATGTTGAGAACTGTCACCCATTCCAAGTCAATGAGGAATTAGTGATGGGTCATAACGGTATGTTGCCAATCAAAGAGGAGAACGGTAAGTCCGATACGCACTTGTTCGCTACTGAATGGTTGCCTCAGTTTGATATGGCCGATCTGCTTGACACGCAGGCTGGTGTTGCCGAACTCAGCAAGTTTGCTAGCGGTTCTAAACTTGCGTTCCTCAACACGGGTTCACAGTTAGCCAACCCGTTCTATATCATCAACGAACATCTTGGTCATTGGAAAGATGGTGTGTGGTACAGCAATAGTTCGTACAAAGAGACTGTGTGGTATCCATCGTACAGTTCAAGCACTTCGTACGGCACATACAATCCGACCAAGACCACGCCCGCATTAGACGATCAGTATTTGTTTGATGACGAGGACACGTTCACTGATGACTACAATCATGTGGTTGATTCATATGTGGCACGCACTTGGCTTGATGGTGATCTTATGTACGATCACATTGAGGGTACATGGGTTCACCCTGATGATGCAGATGAGATCTCTGACATCGTTCAGTGGGAATGTCACACCTGCCACAATGTTGCCATCTTTGATCTAGTCAATGACGATGTTCAGTTGTGTACAGAGTGTGGCACGTGCTACTTCTGCGACGCTGACACCGAAGCCTGTGCCTGCTATGCGCCATTTGGCGATGAGAAATAACAACCAACAACAAATAGAAAAGGAAAAATCATGACTATTAACAATCCACTTCCATACGAATGTGTCCCTGAAACTGATACCACCCCTGATATTTGGGGTGTGTATCCTGAGAACGCTCTCTTGCGTCAGCAGATAGAAAAGAACGAGGAGTTGCTTGACACCTTTATGAAAACCATTACGTCACAACAACACGAGATCAGATGTCTGAATGATCGTATGAACTACGATGAAGCCATGCACAAAAATCAATTTCATGCCATCAACACTTTCCTTAAGTGGGTCATCAACAACTATCAGGTTGATAAACAAGATGACATTTGGGAAATGCTTGACGGAATGTTTGAGAACGGACTACTCGCTGACCCTCGTAAGCGTGTGTACCGTATGCAGGTAAACAAGGCAGAGAGAGACAACTACGACATTGAGTTTCCTTGGGACATGACAGAGGAACGAGCGCAAGATATTTTGCGCTCTGCCACTCTTGCTGGTGAGTTCACCCGTACTGACTTCCAAGACATCACTCAACTCGGTGGCGTAGCCATCTCTGTCGTCGCACATGAAGTCTGTGAGACTGAGTGGACTGTGTGGAACCGTGGACAGATCAACAATAACGAAAGT